AGAACCATTGAAGCAAGTCAACCAAAGATTGAAAGATAAAATAGCTTCCGACGAAGAGTACAGGAAGTTGCTGGCAGAAGGCGTCAATCCTGAACTTGCAAAAGAATTTATTGAGATAAATAGAGTGGCTGACGCAAGTATTAGGCTTCTTGAAATTGAAATAACTAGGCTAAAAGCTGCAGGTCAAATCACAGAGGAGTTAGAAAGGCAAATTGAAATACTCGAACAAGGCAAAAAAGACATAGAAGGTGACGCTGAAGACGCTAAAGACAAGGCAAAGGAGGCGGCAAAACCGCCAACAATCAGAGAAGGGCTGATAGCAAACATAGAAGATCTCAAGCAAGAGCTTAAAGATCTAGTCAACCCGATCAATGCAATCACCAATGCCGCCAACGCAATTGGCGATGCATTCACCGACTCATTCATGAGCGTGATTACAGGTAGCGCAACTACTCAAGAAGCGCTTGCAAGTTTCTTCAAAAATGTTGGCAAGTTCTTCTTAGACATGGCAGCGCAGATTATTCAAAAAATGATCACGCTGTTTATCTTGAATGGTCGGATTGCTACCGGGCGGCCCTGGTGGGAATGCTGCAGGTGGCAAGGCCGGAGGTGGTGGCGCTGATGCAGCTGGCATTGTTGGACGTGGTAGCGCTAATCCAGCTGGCAATGTTGGAAGAAAGTTCGCTGATGGTGGAGTATTCGCGAAGAGTCGAATTATTCCTTACGCCAAGGGCGGCATCGTTAAACGACCGACATTGTTCCCTTACGCAGATGGAGGGACGGGTCGATTCGGGTTGATGGGTGAAGCTGGGCCTGAGGCAATCCTTCCACTGCAGAGAGGACCAGAAGGAAAGCTAGGAGTCCAAGCCTCTGGGGCAAACAATGCTCAAATGCTTGCAGCGATGAATCGTTATCAGAGGTCAGTTAAGGCATCAGGCGCTGGAGCACAAGGCGAGACTGCTGGGTTTGATGGCGCAGGCGGAGCGGCAGGCAGTGCGGCAATTGATGTCCGCTTTAAGGTGGAGCGCATTAACAACGTTGATTACGTGACTGCTGCAGAGTTCCAAGAAGGTATGCAGCAAGCCGCTAAGCAAGGTGCACAGCGTGGGGAGCAACAAGCAATCAAGCGTTTGCAGATGAGCAGCAGCACTCGTAGGAGAGTCGGGCTATGAGCACGATTTCAGTTGGCAACTTTCTGTCGTTTCAAAGTCCTGTTAACGCTGAAACTCAGCTCGGCGGCTACAAGACGACCACGTATTTTTTCCAAAACTTTTTCATTGGTCAAAACATGGACTATGACGGCGAACAATATCAGTTTGCGCCGTTTGGATTTAGCGGCGTAACTATCAACAGAACTGCAGACGGCACCGATGCCAGCTTGGTATTCCCTAACAATGCCTTGACTAGGGAATGGGCGTTTGAGGCAATCAACGATCGTTGGTTTGTGCAAGTTGACGTGGTGCTTGTGGACGCTACGTCAACAACCAGCGTTGACCTTGCAGGCCGTGTGCATCAATACTTTGGCCAGGTATCTGGCGGCAAATGGGATCAAACCGCTTTATCGCTGGGCGTTGGAACGATTTTGGACGCAGTAGGTGCAGACATTCCTCGTCGCAGCCTTTCTCAAGACCTTGTTGGCAATTTGCCTGTGACCAGCAATGTGTCGCTGCAGTGATTTGATTGGAATGCCGTTTGAGCTAGGCGCAGACGGCACCAACGGCAAAATTGACTGCATCCATCTCTGCTACATCGTGCTTGATCACCTAGGCATTGAAGCGCCTGAGTTCAAGCAGTCCTGGTACGAAAGCGGCAAATACGAAACGCTGCGGGATCTTTTGCGTTGGGGCGACAGGGTTTCGGACCCTGAGTATGATGGCGATATTCTGCTCCTTCCGCAGCAGAGCTGGGCATTTGCAGTCTCATGGCAGAAAGGCGTTCTATACATCAACAAAAGAACGCAGAAGGTGGCATGGTCTTCGGCTCGTATGTTTACGAAGCGCCATTGCTTCCGTACGAAAAACAGCTTATTGCGCTGATTGGATCAACAGAAGAAGAATATCGTCAGTTTGTTGGTGAGGTTATTCGGCGCAACAGGATTCGACCTGCTGGTTATGAGCATATCCCTGACATTGTCGGCGGTCCTCCATCGGTTTATGTCCCAATTTTAATTAGCCTTGCAATTGGCTTGGTTTCAACCGGCATTTCAATGCTGCTTGCCCCAAAACCAATTGCTCCTGGCAGTGGACCCACTAGGCGTGATTTAGACAGCATCACCGGAGGCAACCGTTTTACGCCTTCAAGAGCGTTTGACACAGCAGCAGAGCTTGCTGATTACAACGCTGCTATCCCAATTGTTTTTGGCCTTTACAACGAGGTGGAACGGGTTGGCGGGCTGCTTGTGTCGCCACGTCTTGTTTGGTCAAGGATGCTGAGTCACGGTCGCCAGCAATCAGCAAAGTTGATGTTCGTTGTTGGTGAGCAGGGTAAAGCTGATTTTGTAGGCCCAGACGGCATTCGTCCTCCTTCGTTGAACGGAATTTTTGTTGGCAACAATGCGTTAGATGCAATTTATTCAAGTAACTTTGCTTTTTATTGGAAGCGAAATACAACTGCCTCTGGTTTTAGCAGAATTCAAAATATAAATAGAGTGTATGGGACCGGAGGCACACCTGAGTCTGCAGACCCAAACGCTGGACGTCACGCGGCTGATGACGATGTTTTCTTGTGCCCAACACGTAAAACTGATTTTGAAAAAGGTTTTTGCCATAGTTATACGCCTAGCAATAACACAACTTTTGGGGTGCATTCCCCAATCGCAAATGGCAACGCGTATAGGGTCAATTGGCGCGTCGTTAGTAAGCTTTCAGACCCTGATGGCCGGTTAGACGCTGAGCGCAAAAAGATTTCTGGCAATGATGACATGGACGGCACAGGCCGTAATTACAGCCGCCGCATGGGGATTGTCAGCGTTAACGGCAATGCAACTTCAGAAGAACTTTTTGAAGTCGTCAATGTGCAGGTTGGCGATATTGCAGTTTTTAAAATTAGCGATACGAGCATCCCCACCAGTTATCTTGACGACAAAGTTACGGCAGATGATATTAACAGTGAAATTGAGTCGCAGCAGATTGCGGCTGACGATGCCATGGAAATTGGCGAGTTGTTTTCTATTGGCTCAACGGTTTGGCAGGTAGTTAAGCGCAGTCTTCAGCAGTACATCTCTGGAGACGGCAAAGACCAAGAGATAGAATTAAAATGCATTGAAACCGAAAACGCTTACGAGTCAGTCATTGGCATTGTCAATGAATCAAGCGTAGTCAACCCTGGAGACCATATCAATGATTCCGGCGAAGGAACATTTACTGTTGGCGAAGGGTTCTTCCCGATAACAAAAATTGCAAGAGGGTCTATTAGAAATAGTCGCGCTTGCGATGTTACTGAAGTTGGGTTAAAAAGTGTCGTATTTCAAAGACTTAACGGTATTACTAATTTTATGAGTTTGCCTACTGCGGGGCAGCTAAAAGATTTTGACGATGACGACGTTCAAATAACTTCTGGAACGATTAGCTCTCACGTCAATCGCTCTTCAATTTTTACCATTTATGTCCGCAGGGCTGGCCTGGATAATAATGGCCAGGAGTTTTCGTACCAACGCATTGCTCTTGATTTTGTGGTGACAGGAAACAAGCCTGTACCTCAATACAATTTTATTCGCATTCATCACCCAAAAGACAACATACCAATTGAGTATGAATACAAATTTGTGCCGAGGAGTGGAGCGGATTTGCGTTCTCGGGACGACGGGTCTACTTATGTGCAGTTGCAAGCGGCGTCTTCCTCAGAAAACCCAACATTTGCCGAGTACATTAAAGTCCCCTCCTATGGAGAGTTTAAGATTGTCACAACAGGGCGCATTGTTGATAAAGCAACAATCCGAACCAACAAAGAGTTTGTCAACAAGCCAAGCGTAACTAATAGCATTCGGACGTTCGGGTTCCCCTCAGTAATTGGCATTGATACATTTTTGCCCGATGACCAGCCTGAGGAGACTACATTTTTAAGAGCTGTTGACGATCAAGAAAGACGTGATGGTAACACTGCAAAGCTTGTCTCTGATCCTACTAACGCGGTTGGTGGCAAGATGGGTGCATTTGGCTATGAAGCCTTTGGAGACCCAGACGATTCAACTATTGCTGTTGGAGAGCGCAAAGAATTTGAAACAACAGAATTTATAGGAGAACGTCTTTGGGTCAAGTTAAAGTTTTTAGTTGAAAAATTTGCCTTGCCCGAAGGACATTTTGCTAGGGCTTCAGGCCAGCAACATACATGGTTGATTGGAGATTACAGCAGAGGTTTGACCATTCAAGTTGTTGACAGTTCTCCTGGCTGGAACTCTCTTTCTCGCTTTGTAATCAAGAGAGGACTAGGCAGCACTGCGGCGCGAACACCTAGCTCAAGCCCTTATCAATCAAGCAATCCTTTTCAAGCTAATGGTTTGCGGATGTCAGGCTATGAGTTAGTTGCGACTGGCGTTGAATCGACCGTAGAAGTTAAAGGGCGTTCGCAAGGTTATTTTGAAGAAGTATTTGGGAACGCAAGTACTAAAAACATTGGTGACCGCGCAACTCATGTAGTCGATAAATCAATTGACGATGGCGACAAAACGATAAGGATGACTTTAAGGTCACAGGTAGTTTCAGCGTCTAACCATTGGAGTGGTAGAACTCAGCTATGGGCGCACCCAACAATTGAGATAGAAGCAAATGAATCAGTAACCACAAAAAACTGGAACGTTGGAGATACGTTTCAAGACACAGTCGAAGTGGATGAGTTTAATATATTTGCATCTCACTATTACGATGATGAGCCTGCTCCTGAAACGATAGAGGGTCAAGTTGGCATTCGTTTTAGCATCCAAGCCGTTGCAGAAGAGATTGTATCCCTTGAAACCTTGACGGGTAATCGAACATTCCTTAATCAGTCCCAGTATTCAGACATAAGCTTGTACGGTGATTTGGTCCAAAAATCAAACGAAAGCGAGCCAGAGCACGCTTTGGTGTATGTCAATGAAATGGTTGAAAACGACCCTATTCCTAATTACGACAAGTTGACAACGAGCGGATTGGTTTTGCGTGCCAGCAGTGCCTTTACGCGCTTAGACCAGCTACGTGTTTGGGTTGGAGGAGGCGTGCAGGTCAAAAGGTTGCATCCCGATGTTTCTACCTACAACGATTCTGTCAACACAACAGCAGAGGGGCCTAGCAACCTCTTTACCGATCTTGTTTTTTACTTGCTTACCAATTACACGGCAGGGGCAGGCAGTCTTCTGAACATGAGTGCGGACTCACCGAACCTTATAAATGTGACAGACCTGGAAACAACGTCACGTTTTCTACGCGCTAATAAATTATTTTGCAACGGAGCAATTACTGAAAAAGTAAACATAAGGGAATTTATTAGCAGCAGCGCACCTAATTTTCTTTGTAACTTTGTGCTTAGCAATGGCAAATTTTCTTTGCGCCCGGCAGTTCCAACAGATGCAGCTGGTGAAATAAGCACGGAACCTGTGCAGGTAAAGCAGATTTTCACGTCAGGCAATATCTTGGAGGATACGTTTGAGCTTGAATTTTTAGGGGCGGAAGAGCGCAGGAACTTTACGGCTTTAATTCGCTATCGCTATGAACGCCAAAACAAGTTGCCTGAAGAGCGTACGTTGTCGGTCAAGCTCGCAACTGGCAATAACGCTAT